TCTGCAACGTTTGTTGCATTTTCTTTGCCTCTGGCGAATCATCAAGAGACAGTCTAGTGTACATAACCTTCTGCTTTTCTAATAATGTAATTAGTTTGTCAATGTGTTCAACTTTGTCTTCACGGGACATTAGTGGATAACCAAATGCACGAGAGTACACTTGTTCTTGTAACTTGTTGATCTCAGCAAGTTCTTTTTTAACTATTTCGGAATCAAAAAAATTACTCATCTACTAAATCCCTCAGAATTTTTTTATAGTTGAATACATTAATATTTAGGAAAGGTAGATATTTCCTTATCTTCAAACTAACGGATTCCCACACTGGATCTTGTAATTTTGTATCAAAGTTTTTTACGAAAGAGAATATTTTTTCCAGTATTGTAAGTGTCTCTAATGATATTTCTCCACCCAGATACTTTTTGAGGACTATTGGATGTCCTTTCGAGCAGTTGAATACGTCTTCTAATTTTTTTTCCGACAGCAATTCCGTTGATTGTTCTTTGAACAAGTAAGTCAAACTCTGCTGTCGTTTCATCCAGTCTGCGTACGTTTTTTCTCCAGAATTTATTATTTCTCCAATCCATAAATTTTGAGGTGTGTCGGCAGTTACAAAGTTTGCAAGTAAAAAATCTGTAATTTCTTGATCAGAATATTTCCTAGAAGTCTTTTCAAACCAATACTTATCTTTCCTTTTATTAAAGGATGTCATAGTTGCTCTTGATTTCCCTCCATACGTAAAAAAATCATACTTACGGTTAGTAAAATGATTTTTCATGGAAAGATATGTTTGATAAGTCTCAAAGGGTGTCACTTTCGTTTTCATCATTTTCTTCAGTATCTAGCGATGTTATAGAGTCTACAGGAACTTCTGATGCACCAATTCTATACCAGTGCTGATTGATTCCTATACTATCTGGTCTAACACCTAAGTATTCTAAATCAGGATAATTATGTTCACGCAAAATTGCTTGTAAACGATAGTGCATTAACTCAGATTTAGAAGGCATTATAAAGGTAGTTTTGCTCTTGATGTTGGTTTCATAAAGTTAAGACGAGTCGCGTCCCACTTCAATCTTTCTTTCAAAGGTTTTGAAATAAGTCTTGTTATTGATTCTACCTCAAGTCCATTAATATCGCAATAGTGGCAGATAGCATCAATATAATTGAATTCTTCTTCAGCGACAATCTTCTCTATTTCTATAGCAAATTTTTGAGGAGTTAGAAACTTACTCTCAATTGCTTTTTCTAGTTCTTTATTTGGTTCCATAAAGGTCAAGTTTATCCCCAACAAATTTTCTAATATACTTGGTGAGGAGTTTGATGTACTTTCTTTTGTCATACTCTTCATAGACGACGCATTCTCCATTTTCACATGCCATGATAATTACAAGTTTTTTAACAGTTATTCCTGTTAGTTCATAGAGCATACAACCATATGCCATTGCTTGGACGAAATAATGTTCTATCCATTCTCTGGGTTTAGGTTTTTTAGATGTTTTAAAGTCTATTATTGCTAACTCACCATCATATTCTGCAATACAATCGACGGTTCCTGCAATACCTAATTCTATACTATATAGGGAACCTTCCAGACAGTGAATATTATCTATTTTGTTTAATTTTCCCTTTGAAATTTTAAAAAGAAAATCTGATATAGGTGGAACTTCTGGAAGAACTTCATCATTTTTAAGATAATGCTCTGTGAGAGTGTGCATATCAGTTCCACGAGTAGTAGCAGCTTTTGTAATACGATCTGCCTCCTCATCTCCTACCTTTTTCCTCCAGTTAACAAAGATTTCTTTATTAAAATGACTCGTTACAGAAGTAATCGAAACAAGTTTAATTAACTCATCTTCTTCTGGAACTGAATAATAACGAACTCCATCTATAGTCTCCCTAGAGAGTTTAGGAAGATTCAAATCAATATGTTTAAACATTACATACCTAACTCAAGTTTTGCAACAAGATACTCTTTTACTAGTCCAGAACGTATTATATCATCTAAACCAAATTCAATAATATCTACTGAAGGCATTGATGTTAATATTTTCATAAAATCAACAATACCATTTCTATCATTGGTTTTAGTTAGATCTGATTGAGTGGCATCGCCACAGAACATAATCTTACTATTATCCCCAACTCTTGTCATTATACTATCTAATTCATGAAAATTCAAGTTTTGAAACTCATCGACTATAATTATGGCCCTATCAAATGTTGTTCCCCTGATAAATGATGTGCTCCAGAATGAGATCGTTTCTTGTGCTTTTAAATTACCATAGAGCATTTCAAAATCTGCTGCTGATGGTAACTCAAACATATACTTTACCATATTCTTATATGGTATCTGATAGAGTGTGGATTTATCCTCATGATCTCCGGGTAAGAAACCGATCTCTCTGGTCGATACAAGCGATCTGACGATGTATATTTTCTCATAGGGTGTCGAAGTATCTAACACATCACACAGTGCGTTAAACAGTGTTATAAAGGTCTTTCCTGTACCTGCTGCACCGTATGCAATTATGTTCTTATTGTTTGAATATGACTCAAATAACTTTTGCTGATTCTCTGTAAGAGGTTCGATATCTCTCAACATATCAGCGTTGATTGGTTTTTTCCTCTTCATTTGTTTTGCCGTGAGTCCGACACCTATGGGCTGTTGTTCTGCTTTTCTTTTTCTTGGCATATTAAACAGGTCTTACTTTAGAACCGGGAGCTTTAGATGCTTTGTGTAATACATCATTCCAACCGGGGTGTGTCTTACGAAGTTTATCATAGACTTCTCCGACCTCTCCAACGTTTGCAACTCCTTGCATCCAGTCTTTATCCCAATCAGGATTATCTTTTCGCCATTGATCGTACTCGGTCATTGACATCTGGATTTCTTTTTGTTCGCCAGTTTTCAAGTTCTTTACAGGGTAAGTAGGCATAGGTGTTTTAAGTTTTGTAAATATTTAGACTTATCAATCTGAACCGTCATCAAACATCTCATCATAGTTTAAGGGTGCAGATGAGAAAGTCGCAGGAGGTTTATAAGCATCCACATCAGAATATACTTCGCTCTCTAGTTCTTCAACAATCTCCTTAAGAGCCATTACTAAGACTTTTAATTTTCCTTTGTCCATGAAAACTTTTCATTTTATTTATTATACACAAAAAAAGAGGAAAGGTCAACCCTTTCCTCTTGGATTAAATAGTTTCCATTGTTTATTGAAAACTACATCTAAGTATACCCACTTCGCATAATGAATCCCACGATAACACAAGAGAGCAAATACTTTCTCTGGGTTATGAATTTCTGGATCGAAATCTGGGATTTCGGGTGGTTCCCACCCTATACGTATCATGGGTCTTTACCTTGAATAAAGCAGGTGTGCTTCTGCGTAGATAATGGTCAGAAACACAACGCTAGCTGCGAGAATTTCTGCTGTAACTAACATGATGCCACTCAACTCTTAGATGCGAATTTACGCTCTACTTTGATACCACGATACATTAATTCGTGACGTTGCTTTTGAGCGGCTTCTGCGAGTACCTTTGCGTTGTACTCTTCGGAGTCGTAACTAACTCCTCTGTATGTGACTTGTGCCATTTGGTTTCTCCTAAAGTAATTGGACTTTACACCTTTAACTCTTTCGAGTGATCCGTGTTCCCGTTCCTTCAGTCGGCTTTTGCGTCCCTACAATCTAAACCATACTTTTCACCAAAATCATAATACAAATTAATAACTTCCTGTCTATCTTCTGCACTGAGGTCAGGATAGACTTTAGCACGATCAACAAGAGTGTTAATATCTGCACATGATACTGTGACTATAGTAGTGATAGCACTTGATGCAGCAATTAAAGTTTCAATCATAAGGATGAACGAACCCGTTCCGAGTCGGCTTACTTGCGTCCGATGATGAAAGCATCGCAATCACCTTCAACTTTCGTACGAAGGTAATCTATTAGGTACTCGTGTGCATCAGAGTTAAGATTCTTATCGCTAAGTATCTCAATTCTGTTTTTGTTCCAATCCAAACAAGACATTTCCCAGTGGGAAGCGTTGTGTTCAGCAAGGAGTGATGCCAGTAGTGTGAGTTCTATCATATGGATGAACGTAAAGGTATGTTAGCATACCCACACTATATAGTCAAGTAATGTGTATTTAATGTTACCTTAATCTTTCTCTTCGTCCAGTTCGTCCCAAACAGAGCGTGCCATATACATCATTTTCTTTAATTTTCTTGCTGTCTTTTTGACAGGTCTAAGGAAATCTATTAATAATACTATACCCCATGATGCTGTAGCACCCAATGCTATTACAGCAACGATAAGTAATTCCATGTAAGTTTCACTCATCTTCTTACTACTGCTGGAACATCTCCATCATCGTCATCTTCATCATCTTCAAGTTCATCTAATCTTTCGTTAAGTGACTTTCTAAGAAACCGATCACTGAATTCATCATCAGGAGTAAATTTTATATCCAACATTCCTTCTGCATCAATCTCTGGTTTAAACTTCACAACCATTAACTCATCACCATTCTTTACATTCTCTAGTTCTGGATGTTGTAACCTTGGATTAACATCAACTGGGTTGTTTAACATCTTATTAATTTGATTCACATTAAACCACATCAATCTTAGTGCAACTACAAGTAGAGACACCATTGCTAGAAGATATAGTACAGGAAGAACTGCCATTAATTGTGTGGATTATAGTATACTAAAGTACAAATTATAGCAACAATTAATATAATTGCTACCGTCATAATAATTAAATGCATCAAAATTTCCTTGGTATTTTATTTAGTATAGGAGATAAATCCTTTTCAACTAATGATTTAGTTTTATCTGCTATGTCATCTAATATATTAACATCAATATGCATGAATGGTGGAACAATCCCTAAAATTCTTAATAAACCATCAATGAATAGTGCAAGAGTAGTAAAACCTAATATCATACTAATGACAGTTGCTTCACGATTATGCTTTGCCATTGATTCTTCATCAATTCTTCTCGCTTCTTCTACAGCAGCAGCAATCAAAATATCAACCTCTTCCTTTGTGTAGGCATACTTTCTGATTGTGTCTTCTGTCATGCTGCTTGCTCCTTAGTTAATTGAACTGATTCCCAATCTTTATCAAAAATTTCTACACCTACATCAGTTAATACATGCTTATACATACCATCAAAAATCTTAGGTGGCATAGTAACTATGTCAGCACCTTGTGCAAATGAATGCTCAACATCACCTACTG